GCTGGTCCATCGTGGCGATGATGTCGGCACCGCCCGACATGAGGGCGTTGAAGCGCTCCTGAGTGCTCATCGTGGCGGAGACGTTGATGCCGAATTCCTTCACGCCCTTGGCCTTCCCCATGAGTCCCATCTGGATCCGGCCGAGGGCCTCCTCGAACTTGATCCCCTTGAACTGGGCGATGGCCTGGGTGAGGGTTAGGAGCTGGGTTGTCATGCCGGCCGCTTCATCCTCGGAGGTCCCCATCGCCTTGAAGATGCCGCCGAGCTTCGTGGCGGCGGAGGTGAAGGTGATCTCGCTGACGCCGAACGCGGCGTTCATCTTCTCGGCCTGCTCGACGATGGTGCCGGAGGCGTCCCCAAACATCGTCTGGAGGCGCTCGACGTTGTCGGAGAGGTCGTCGGCGAGGCCTGCGAAGTGCCCCAGGGCCGCGACGCCGGCGCCGGCGAAGCTGCCCGCGATGAGGGAACCCACGCCGCCGAGGCTCTTGACGAAGCCGCCCACCATGCCCTGGGCCTGCTGAAAGCCCTTGGCGAGCTTCTCCGTCGCTGCGGTCATCGCGATGTTGATGGTGCCGATGAGGGCCACTGGCTAAACTCTGCTTCGGGGGGTGAACGATGCGAACTGAGGACTTTTTCCGGAAGGCAACGCCGGGGCGGATGGCCCCGTTGGTGGTCTACTCCGAGGACAGGAAGAACGTGCGGATCGTCTGGAGCCTCGACGATGGCGACCTGGTGCTCCATTGCCCGGCCGAGATCGCCGAATCGCGGTGTCGCGACATAGTGGCTCGGATAGACAAGATCCGGCGGGCGAGCTGCCTGCTCGATCTGCTTAATGCGTTCGAAGTACTCGAAGAGCTCTAGCGCTTCTCCGCCTCGCGGAGGGTTCCGTCGAGCATCTCTTGCATGGTCCTGTCGCGGGCCTCTGGCCCCTTGCCGTCGTAAGCCGGGCGCATGAAGGCTTGACCCGGGGTCCACTCGACCACGGCGGGGTAGAACACCTTCTTCCCCTCGGCCGAGGTTTTGGTCAGACCTTCGGCGTTGCCGACCTGGACGTTGAGGCCGACGCGGCTGCGGGACCGCTTCATCGCCTTCAGCTTCAGGTGCTCCTTGGTGAGTCCGGTGAGGACTGGCACCCTTGCCTGGGCGTCGGCGAGGACGAGCTTCATGCCCTTGCGCATGGCGGAGCGGAGGACCTTCTTCTGGATCCTGGGGAGCAGACTCTTGAGCCTGCGGTCGATCTCCTTGTCGCCCGTGATGACGACCAGGCCGCTCTTAGCCACCGAACATCTCCTTGACCGCCTCGACCGATTCCTCGGGGGAAAGCCGCTCTTGCCTGGAGGCGTGGCGCGGGCGGGGGATGAATTCCTCGGTCTCGCGCCGCCGCCTCGACCAGGTGTTTGCCGTCACGGCGCAGATCTGCGCCCCGATCCAGTAGGGGTCGGCGAGCGGCTCGAGCTGGAAGTAGGCCAGAAGCTCGGACCACTCGGCGGAGTCCAGGGTGTCCTCCAGCTCGCCAGGCGTGCGGCCGATGGCCGTGGCGTAGCGGATGAAAAGCCGGCGTTCCGGCCGGCTCAGGAGTTTCCCTTGAGGTCCTCGATGGCCTGCGAGGACAACTGGTTGACCTCGACCGCCGCCTGCACGATCGGCTCGAGCACGGAGGCGGGCAGAGCCGACAGGGCCGGGATGTCACCAGGCCCGAACAGGAGCTGGCCCACGGCGTCGCACACCGTGGCCGCTGCGAGCCGCGCGCGGAAGTCTTTGTCCTTCGATTTCGTGTGCGCGACCTCGAAGGCGTCGCGCTCGCCTGCGGTCATGGCCTTGATGCCGACCTCGCCGCCGAGCTCGGCGACGTTGACCACGCGCACCTTGGGGGCGCGCGCGGCGAGGATCTCTGCTTTCGAGAGCATTGGAACTCCAGGAAATGACGAGTGGCGAGTGGAAGGAAATGGGATCGCGTGAAAGGTTGCGGCTCGCGACGGGGGACGGTGGCGTTTACTCGCCACTCGCCACTCGCCACTCGCCACTCGCCTCTACCCGATCAGACCCACGTCAGTGGCCCGGTGAGCTGCACTTCGATATCGGCGGTGAGGTTCTCCTCGGGACCGCCGGCGGAGGGGGCGAACTTGGTCAGGAAGCCCTGGATCGTGCAGGTGTGCGTCGAGCCGCCGGTGCTGAAGGTGATCTGCCAGCCATGAATCGCCGGCGTGCCTTGCAGGGTCTCGAGCTTCTGGTGAGTCGTGGCATCGGTGGGGTCGAACTCGATCGAGAAGCTGATCGTGCCCGGATCCGGCAGGGTTGGCCGGTAGGTCTTGGCGGTGCTCGAGAGGTTCGTGGTCTCGGCCGAGCCGACGGCGGCCTCGGGGCCGGAGATCGAGAGGACCTGCCCGATCACGACGTAGGTGCCGGGCGTGGTGAAGTCACAGCCCAGGGTCGTACCGAGGGCGGGCCAAACAGTGAGTGGCATGGGAGGGGGTCCCTGGGATGGGTCAGGAGGTCAGGGGGCGAGAGATGCGGGGAGCGTGACTTGGTGGTTGATCTGGTAGCTGAAGCCGACCTCGTAGATCCACTGGTCGGTGCCGGCCCTGGGCTCGTGCGGGGTGTCGATCTCGTCCTCTTGCAGCGAGGCGGTGACGACGACCGAGCCGATCGTGCCGGCGAAGCCGTCGAACCGGCCGCGGATCGTCTCGCCGACCTGGTCGGCCCCGGACTCGGTGAACGACCACGCGGAGAGGCGGACGCGGGCCTGGGAGGTGCCGTCGGAGCCGGCGAGGTTATGGCCGTAGGGGCGTGAGGCCAAAGAGTAGGTCACGGCCGGGAGCGTCGCCGACTGCGGGAGTGCCCCTTCGTAGATGCGGGTACCGACGAGCGCTGTGAGGGCCGTGGAGTTCGTCAGGCGAGCGTACACGGCCTGGCGGAGCTGGGCTGCGGTGAGGCCTCCGTCGGCCCCCAGCGATGCGGGGAGCGTGATGCGGTGGTTCACCCGGTAGTCGCACGCGGTCTCGTAAATCCACTGGTCGGTGCCGGCCTTGGGCGGGTGCGGGATGTCGAGTTCGTCCTGCTTGATCGAGGCGGTCACCGTCACGCCGTTGATCGTGCCGGTGAAGCCGTCGAACCGGTCGCGGATCGCCTGCACGAGCTGGTCGGAGCTGGACTCGGCGAACGACCAGGCAGAGACCTGGATCCGCGCGGCGGAAATGCCGTCGGAGCCGCCCAGGTTATGGCCGTGCGGGCGGGTCACCACCCAGAACGTGAGGGCCGGGAGCTGGGCCGACTGGGGGAGCGCTCCGAAGTAGATCCGGGTTCCCACGATGGCGGTGATCGCCGACGAGCCGCTCAGGCGCGCGTAGACGGCCTGGCGGAGGAGCTGGGCGCCGACGGCACCGCCGCCGCCGCCCATGCCGAGGTTGGAGAGCCACCAGAAGAACACAGGGCGTCACACCACGACGTAGGTCAGCTCGCCATCGACGGCGATGGCGGCGGAGAGGTTCAGGTTGAGGGCGTCGCCCGCCGCCGTCTGGAAGAGGCCCACCGGGCAGTAGGCTCCGCCTCCACTGGCGTAGGTCGTGAGGTAATGGAGGCCGCTGATATCCACGTTGCCGGTGGAGCTCTGCCACTTCGCGTTGACGAGACCGTTGGCGGAGATGCGGTACCGTAGCACGCGGACCCGCTTCGAGGCGGTCGCCGCGACGATGTTCGCGTTCACGCCGGAGGCGCTCACCGAGAAGCGGGCGAACTGGGGCGTGAGGGCGGAGGTCCCGTTGTAGACCGTCGAGGTCTCGCCGCAGGCGGAGACCTGGCCGAGGAGGTTCGTGCCGGCCGGCAGGGCGTTCGTGATCGCGGTGACCGCCGTCACCGTGCCGATGTTCCAGGTCCCGGTCTGACTGGCGAGCACCCGCATGTTCCCGGCGGTGTCGAGCGAGACCGGCGAAGTCTGGCCGGTGGTGTACGAGGGAGCCGAAGTCGTGACTGCGCCCTGGGCGAGAGGTCCCTTCTGCCCCGAGGTGGCCGAGGCCTGGTTGACCAGCAAGCCGTTGACGCTGGTGTCGAGCGCCAGTCCGCCCGTCGTGCCCACGTTCGCCGTGACCGTCCAGGTCCCGCCCTGAGTGGCGAGCGTGCGGATGTTCCCGGCCGTGTCGATCGAGATCGGCGACGTCTGGCCGGTGGCGTACGTGGGAGCTGCGGTCGTGACTGCGCCCTGGGTGAGGATCCCCTTCTCGCCCGAGGTGGCCGAGCCCTGGGCCACGACCAGGCCGGAGACGGTGGCGTCGAGGGCGAGCCCGTTCGTGGTGCCGACGTTCGCGGTGACGGTCCAGGTGCCCTGCTGGGCGACCGGCAGGCCGAACGAGGCGGTGACCGCCTGGAGCACGTTTGCGCCCGGGCTGATGGTGGTCGCGTAGGCGACCACGCAGGCGGGCCACTTGGTGCCGCCAGCCTCCGAAAAGTCTCGGATCGTATCGCCGCCGGATCCGGCGTTCAGAACTGTGTTGTCAGCCATGTCAGTAAGTCAGGACGTCTAGCGTCTCTTCCATTTCGCCGGGCCAGAGGAAGTACGTGATGCCGCCCGCCGCCGCATGGGCGAAGCGGAGGAGCCAGCCCTGCGGGATGAATATCTGCCAGGGGTTCTCAGTGATGCTCACGATCTCGTCGTTCGAGAGCACTCGCGTCCAGATGTAGACATACGAGAGGCTTCCGTTAAGAAAATAGTTGGTCCCGTTGTCGTACTGGCCGAGGTTCAGGTTCGTGTTCGCGTCGGCGGGCGGGGTGGTGAGGCTGTTGATCGTGGTCGTGATCGGAACGCCGTCCTGCCAGAACTGGCAGGGGGTCCCGCTCGTGGCTCCGGTGTCCGTGATGCCCCAGGTGTACCACTGGCCAAGGTTGAGGCTAACCGTGCTCTTGACGCGATCCGACGCCGAGTTGCCCCGCCAGGTTAGCGCGGTGGTGCCGGCGAGGTAGAGGAGTTCCCATTGCGCGTTGACGTTGGACCGTTCAACGAGCATCTGGTTGACCGAGGTCGAGTTGAAATGAAACCGCACCAGCACCGTCTTCGGTGGTCCCGAGAGCTGCGGGACCGCGAGCACGGTCTTGGAGGTCGTGCCGTTGTAGGCCTGCGCGTACCCCTCGGGCGCGACATCGGCCGTGACATTGGCGTTGGTGGCGATCGTGCCCGAGACGAGGTCCTGCGCCGGGATCGCGCCGCCGGCATTCATCGGGATGCAGACGGCGAGCCCGTTCGTGATCGGGTGCGTCCAGTCGATCTCCGTGCCCGGCCACGGCTTGACTTGCCAGGGTGCCCATAGTCCCATCGGTCAGACCGCCGTTACCGTGCCGCACTCGGCCGTGCAGGTCGAGGTCGTGCTGGTGCCGCCCGAGCCGATGGTGAACGCGATCTTCACCTTATTCGCCGTCGTCGGAACCGCGATCGTCAGGTAACTCGTCGTGGAGGTCACAGGCCCCGGATAGGCTGGCCCGTTGAAGTACGTGGTCCCTCCGTCGGGGCTCCACTGGACCTGGGCGGTCGCGGCCGTCGTGCGCGTGCCGTTCTCGGTGAGCGACACGAACATCTCGCTGAGGTACGCGCCGGAGACGTCCTGCGCGGTCGAGGTCTGCGTCGTCGTGACCGCGCTTAGGTGGGTGCTTTCTGCTTTGGTGATGGCCATCGATCAGCTCAGCTCGCGAGGTCGTCGATCGACTGGTTGTAGTTGGCGGTTGCCACGGCCGCGTTCCCGAAGAAGTTCCCGAGCTGCTGGAGCATGACCACCGCCGAGACGAGCTTCGCCTCCGGCCGGTTGATGCCGCCGGCGATGATGGGATTGGCGGTGTTTGGCGCGCACTTGCCCCAGCTCGCGGTCGCGTTCGTCGTGCCTCCGTACGGGGATCCCAGCACCCAGGAGGTCCCGGATCCGGAAACCACGAGGTAGTAGGAGTTGGTCGGATCGCCGGTCACGACGATATAGGTGCCGGCGAGGGCCGTCTGGCTCGCGGAGAACGTCACCGCGGCGGATCCGGCCGTCACGCTGACCGTGCCGGATCCGGCGGTCTGATCGATGAGCCCGATCGTCCCGTCGGCGTTCTGCGTCCCGGTCGGCATCGCTGACCACGTCGCCGAGTAGGACTCGGAG